GTGCAGATCAAGAAAGTGGAACGCAAACCGCGCAAGGTCAAGCCTGTGAGTCCTGAGAAAAAAGCAGCCAAGTTCAAGCATCAGCTGGAATTTGCTGAGCTCAAGCTGAAAGGATTGCCAGCTGCATCTTTGGTGGACAAGAGCGAAGCTTGGTTGTACGACACCAAGAAGCGCAAACTGATCCACGTAGTAGCAGACAGCCATGCTGGTAGTTTCACTATCAAAAGCAGCTCGATCATTGGATTCTCTGTGAGCGAGACACAGCAGAAGACTGTGCGCAAACCAGCAGAGACCATCAAGGCCATACAGGCCGCGGGCAAGCCTGCTGCTAGAAAGATTTTCAAAGACTTGACCACCACTGAGACTCAGTTCAATGGTCGCAGCAGCGAGAATCTGCTAGTGCTCAAAAGCTGGTAAATAATGGGTGAAGCCAATTGTAAAGAAAATTGAAGTTTATATAACCAATGTTTGTAATCTAACTTGCACAGATTGCAATAGGTTTAACAACTTCAATTTTCGCGGTTGGCAAGATTGGAAAGATTATGCCGATATATATAACCGATGGTCCCAATTGATTGATCTGAAAAAGATTGTAATCATGGGAGGAGAACCTCTTCTTAATCCCACAATAACACAATGGATCACAGGGCTCGGAGATGCATTTGGTATAAGGATCGAAACTCTTACCAACGGCACCCGCATTAACAAGGTCAAAGGACTGTATGATGTAGTAAATCGTGCCAATCGAAATGCCGGTGGATCAAAAAATCATATCTCGGTTTCTGTTCATGACATGGATGATTTTGCTGAGATAGAGAAAAACATCATCGAATTTCTTCGTGGAGACATAGTAGTAGATCCTTACCTTAGAGCTAAGTGGAATCCGACTTGGCAATGGATTGATAAAAATCAAGTCATGGTCAATGGATATCAACAAGATCATTTTGATAACAGTAGTATTTGGATAGGGGAGGCTGGGCAGTTGTTATTGCATGATAGCAATCCAAATCAAGCGCACGATGCTTGTACATTTAGAGGATACGAAAGCTATCATTTTATTCGAGGAGCATTGTACAAATGCGGTCCCGTGGCACTGATGCCAGAATTTGATAAGCAATATCCCTTCCCATTAACTGATCAAGAACGAATTCTATTGAACCAATATCGCCCTCTCACCGTGGATAATTTTGACGACTACCACGAAGAGTTTTTTGAAAATTTAAACGATCCCATACCTCAATGTAGATTTTGCCCAGAACATAAAACTCAAAAAAAGATATTTGCAATAAAAAAATCAGCACAACTGGATTAGAATAGCTGGTAAATAAAGGGGAACGGAGTTCCCCTTTATGTCTGACAACACACTACCACAACTCAAGCAAGCTCTGATTGATTACACTCGCCTAACACTAGGCGGGCAGATAATTGATCTTGAGTTGGACCCTGAACACTATGAAGCGGCATATCAGCGAGCCATAGGTGTTTTCAGACAGCGGTCCAATGCTGCATATGAAGAAGCTTATATCTTCATGGAGTTGATCCGAGATCTCAACATCTACACACTGCCGCAAGAAGTGCAAAGTGTGAGACAGATATTCCGCCGCACATTTGGTGATGCCACAGGTCCTTTTGCATCAAACTTTGATCCGTTTGCGCAGGCGTCGATCAATGTGTATCTCATGAATTTCAACGTGGCAGGCGGGTTGGCCACATACGATTTCTACAGCCAATATGTGGAACTGGCGGCCAAGATGTTCGGTGGGTTCATGAACTACACATGGAATCCAGTGAATAAAAAATTGCAACTGATCCGTGATCCCAAAAACACCGGAGAGAATGTGTTGATCTGGTGTTATCAGCTCAAACCTGAAATCAATCTGTTGAGCGACTATCAGATACAGCAATGGATACGAGATTACATGGTAGCTGGATGCAAGATGATCATTGGCGAAGCACGTGAGAAATTTGGTACTATCGCTGGCCCACAAGGTGGCGGCACCTTAAACGGCACTGCCATGAAAGCCGAAGCTCAAACACAGATAGATCTATTGCTTGAAGATCTCCGCAGATATATAGACGGAGCGCAGCCCATCACCTTTGTGATTGGTTGATCATGAATCCAACTCTGATAGTAGGTTGCAGTTTTGCCGGAATATCAGCAGGATATTCTCATCCGGCACCCACGGTAAATCTAGATCGATTTCATTTTTTTGGTGATGCTGCTGCTGGCAATAGGGCTATAGCAGCTAGACTACGGCACCAACTGCCCAGGGGCAAGTATGATCATGTGGTAGTCATGTGGTCTGGAATAAATCGCATAGACATTCCAATCGAACAAACCGTGCATGAAAGATTGCCGGACATATACCCATATGTTATGGTTTTAGAAGATTGGGCATGGTATCTATCCGGTGGAATGGGCAGCAGTTGGCAATCAGATGACAACTGCCCGAGTCTAGTAAAGTCTCAATTTCGAGAGCAATACATGCATCAGACACCAAGATCTGCCACAGACTCCACTCTAGCTGCTATCCTAGAAACACAGGAACTGTTGAATTCTCGCAACGTCAATTACACCATGTGTTTTATCTACGATATACATCAAAGCTACGATGAGGTAGTGGACAAAGTGACCAACACCCATCGTCGCAACATAGGTACAGATCGTTGGCCTCGCTGGTTGGCATTGGAACATTGTCTTGGCAAAATAGACACCACATCCAGCTTGTACAGCATGGTAGATTGGAACAAATTTACTGTGGCCGTTCCGCCATATGAATTCTGTGCTGAACGCAACATGTTGCAGATTGATCAATTCCACCCTACCAGTTTTGGCATGGCAGAATGGTTTGATACCCAAGTGGGATTCAACATAACCAGTTGAGTTGTTGTTGCTGCTGGCATGTGTTACAATGTGCTATGGCAGATTTAATGATTGACATCGAAGGACTGGGCACCGGACCGGATACTACCATCTTGACCATTGCAGCCCAGAGTTTTGACCCTGTGGGGTCGGGCTATCACCAACGGCATTACTATGCTAGGATAGATCTTGAAAGCCAGGCCAATCGCAGCATACAGCAAGGCACTATTGACTGGTGGGCCACACAGCCCGAGCAAGCCAAAGAAGAAGCGTTTGGAGAACAAGGGCGAATACCTTTAGATCAGGCCTTGGATGAGCTGGCCAAATTTATCTGGCAAAGCAAGCTGATCTGGGCCAACGGTCCCACTTACGACATGAACATCATTGAGCATGCCTACAAAAGCTACGGCAAGCCCCTGCCCTGGCAATTTTACGTGGTACGTGATGCTAGAACCATATATAGTTTGTGGCCCGATCTGCCCCGTCCTCCTACCAGTCACCATGCGCTGGAAGATTGCCGCAGACAGATTGACATGTTGCAGGCAACATTAAAACACTTAAACATCAAAGAGCTCAAATGATCATTGGCATCTGTGGATTCATAGGATCCGGCAAAGACACTGTGGCAGATTATCTTACCAACTTCCACGAATTTCGCCGAGAAAGTTTTGCCAACAGCCTTAAAGATTGTGTGGCACAGGTATTTGGCTGGGACAGAACCATGCTGGAAGGACGCACAAAACAAGCCCGTGAATGGCGCGAGCAATTGGATCCTTGGTGGGCAGATCGACTAAAAATGCCCGAGCTCACACCTAGATGGGTGCTACAACATTGGGGTACAGAAGTGTGCAGACATGGATTTCACGACGATATCTGGATTGCCAGCTTGGAAAACAAACTGCGCCACAGCCAAGATGATGTGGTGATTAGTGATTGTAGATTTCCCAACGAAATCGCTGCTATCAAACGATCCAACGGTACGGTAGTGCGTGTGGTGCGTGGCCCTGAACCTGACTGGTATGATGCTGCATTGGCATTCAACCGAGGAGAGAATGGAAACATGCGATGGGCCACTAGCAAATCACAGTTGGCACGGCTCAAGATACATGCCAGCGAAACTGCTTGGGTGGGTACCAAGTTTGATGCTGTGCTAGACAACAATGGATCACTAGATGATCTGTATCAGCAGATACAGCAGCTGACTATACGTCCGGTTCAAGATCCCCAGCTCGCCAAGGCAAGTCGGATCTAAGTAATTCTTCCACACAGTTTTTGCACACTGATTTGAGATTTTTCAGTGAGGAATTGTTGAGATTCCCATCCTGGTGATATACCAGGATCTGGCTGGTATATCTGGCTCGGAATCCGCAGCGATCACAGCTCATCTTCTTTTTATAGCCCGCTGATTTCCAGCGCGGTTCTCGTGGTCGGATTCCGCGATTCTTCCTTGCACAAGTTTCGCAGCGTTTTCGGTAATGTTTCACATCCTCACGGATGTAATTTACTGCACAAGGTCGTTGTCCGCAGGCTTGACAGATGGGTCTCATGAGATATTTATGCCATGGACCTTTGCCAAAGGGCGCTGTATCATGGTATTTTTTGGTGTTGCCCATAAATATCAGTAACTTGAAAAGGAAACCACCATGGCTTTAACATCACCCGGCGTACAAGTAACTGTTATTGACGAAAGTCAATACATCCCTTCTGCCGTCAATACCGTACCTTATTTCGTAATTGCTACAGCACAAAACAAAGTGTCCAGTGACGGCATCACAGTAGCAGCAGGTACCACAGCAGCCAATGCTAACAAAACTTACTTGATCACCAGTCAGCGTGATCTTACAGCTACATTTGGTGTTCCGTTCTTCTACAACACCACAACAGGCACTCCAATCAATGGTTACGAACTCAACGAGTACGGACTGTTGGCAGCATACAGTGCATTGGGCGTGACCAATCGTGCATACATCCAACGTGTGGATATCAACCTTACTGACCTTACAGCCAGCTTGACTCGTCCTACCGGTACTCCTAGCAATGGAGCATATTGGTTAGACACTTCTGCATCTGCTTGGGGTATCCAAGAGTGGAATGCAGATACAAATTCTTTTGATGTCATGACTCCTATCATCATCACCGCCACTTCAGATGTGGTGAATTATGCTGGCGGTGACTACACACCCCAACAATCAATTGGTAGTATTGGCAATTATGCCATATCCGCGGTGGCTCCAAAAATAGAGAGCTATTATAAAAATGGTAGCAATACTTGGGTAGCAGTTGGATCACAAGCATGGCAAACATCGTACCCTACAATCACTGGCACAAATGCTCCTAGCAGTCTGACAGCTGGGTACAACATGTATATCAATGGAAGTTTGGTCACCGTGCCGGTGACAAATACTGTGGCTGGATTTGCCGCAGCAATCAACACAGCAGCTATTACTGGTGTTACAGCAGCAGCAGTCAGCGGACAGTTGGAGATATATGCCAATTCTCTTGCCACTGCTGACGGATCCACCGCCGGCGAAGGTCACGTGGTGATCCAACCAGGTCCAAACTCTGGTGCAGCATTGCTGACCTTGTTGGGTATTACTGAAGGTGATTATTACACACCTATATATTTCCCAGGATACAGCTATCAAGCGCCACGTTGGAGAACCACAGATGATGTGCCTCGCCCAACTGGTTCTGTGTGGAACAATCTCAGTGCTGCGAACAATGGACTTGCATTGTCATTCAAAAGCTATAGTACCACACTAGGCACCTGGATAGCACAACCAGTTCCAGCATATTCCGGCGACACCGCGGCAATCTATGGGCTAGATCCAACCGGCGGCGGCAAAAATATTCCTGTTGGCACAACCTATGTTGCATACGATGCTGAACAAGTGAACTACGCTCCTAACGAGGTCATGGCATTTGAGATTTTTGAACGCATAGCATTAGGTGCTACTATTGTTACAGGAACAACCACTCCTACTGGAACAGCATTTGTGGTAGGAAACACTTTTAACTTACGAGGTTCAGTGGCCGGGTCAACAACCACTAATAGTTCAACAGTGACCATTGGTGGAACTGGTACGGTGGCTGATTTTATCAGCGCAGTCAGTGCAGCCGGTGTTCCTTTTGTATTTGCCAGTGTAAATTCTGCAGGTAATATTGTATTCACTCACAGCCAAGGCGGTGTTATCCAGCTTCAGAATCTTACTGGAACACCAGTAACAACTGCTGGATTTAGTACCAGCACTCCTAAAGTACGTGCATCTAATATTGTTAGCGGCAGATTGGTAGCCAGTAATTTTGTTACTTCCACATTGTTCACATATACTGCAAGTAACACATCACCATATCAAAGTCCGGCAGATGGACGCATGTGGTACTACAGCTCTGTAGATGACTGCGATATCATGATCCAAGACAATGGCATGTGGCAAGGTTATCAGAATGTCACCAATGATGTTCGCGGATATGATCTAACAAATACCAACGCAGCAGGTCCTATTGTCAGTGCCACTGCACCAACCACACAGACTGACACAGCACAATCACCATTGGTTTATGGTGATCTCTGGGTTGATACCGGTGACCTAGAAAACTATCCCAAACTATATCGTTGGGAATCAATGAGTGGTGTTGATCAGTGGGTGGAAATCAATACCACCGACCAGACCACACAAGATGGTATCCTGTTTGCAGACGCTCGCTGGGCACCAAACGGTACTACAGATCCTGTAGCCGATCCATTCCCGACTATCACTAGTTTGCTGGTCAGTGATTATCTGGATCCAGATGCTCCAGATCCTGCCTTGTATCCACAGGGCATGTTGCTGTGGAACACACGTCGTAGCGGTTATAATGTGAAGACTTTCCAAATGGATTACTTTACTACCACATCGTCTGCTTATACTATCGGTGCATATTCAAACACCACAACATATGCAGTGAATGACTTTGTGAGTTACAACAATGGCATCTATGTTTGTACTGCCGTGACCACAGGACATGCGCCAAGCAATACATCATACTGGGATGAGATTGTGCTCAACACCTGGCTAACAGCATCCGGCAATCGTCCAAACGGCGCTATGTACGGTGGTCGCCAAGCACAACGCAAGATGGTTGTAGCTGCCATGAAGAGCGGTATCGACACCAGTTTGGCTGCAAGAGAAGAACAGAATCAGTACAACTTGATTGCTACTCCAGCATATCCTGAACTGACCCCAAACATGATCGCACTCAGCAATGAGCGTAATAACACACTGTTTGTGGTCGCAGATACTCCAATGCGTTTGGGACCAGATGGCAACAGCTTGGTTGATTGGGCTACCAACAACAACGGTCTAGGCCTGCCAACAGAAGATGGCAACAGCAGTACCAGCAATTATGCAGGTGCATTCTATCCAAGTTGCTTGACCAATGACCTGAGTGGAAACACTGTGGTACAACCTCCAAGCCACATGATGGTTCGCACCATACTGCGTTCAGACGCAGTGAGCTATCCATGGTTGGCACCTGCAGGCACACGTCGTGGTGTGGTAGATAATGCCACAGCCATTGGTTATATCAATGCTACCACTGGTGAATTCCAACAGATTGGTGTGAGCCAGAGCGTACGAGACATCCTGTATGAGCGCAACATCAATCCGATCACATTCATTCCTGGCATTGGTATTACCAACTTTGGTAACAAGACTACCACTACCACAACTACTGCGTTGGACCGTATCAACGTGGCACGCTTGATCTGCTTCTTGCGTGGCCGACTAGAGGAAGTTGGTAAGTTGTTCTTGTTTGAACCCAACGATCAGATCACACGTAATTCTATCGCCAATCTGTGCAACAGCTTGATGATTGACTTGGTAGCCAAACGTGCAATCTATGACTACCTGGTGGTATGCGACTTGAGCAACAACACTCCTGCACGTATCGACAGGAACGAGCTGTGGGTTGATATTGCTATCGAACCAGTGAAGGCTGTGGAGTTTATCTACATTCCTCTACGCATCAAGAACACTGGTGCAATCGCTGCCGGTGCATAATGATCAAGAAAAGAGGCTGATTTTTCAGCCTCTTCTCAAAGGTAAATAAACATATAGGAGAGATAACAAATGGCAGTTTCATCATTACAGCGCATGACAGTACCCTTGGCTAGTGACCAAAGCTCATCTACCCAAGGCTTGTTGATGCCCAAACTCAGATATCGCTTTAGAGTGATGTTTGATAATTTTGGTGTTTCGACACCCACAACTGAATTGACCAAGCAGGTCATCAGTTTTGCACGACCAAATCTTACTTTTGAAGAAATCGCACTACCGATCTACAACAGCACATTGAAGTTGGCCGGACGTCATACCTGGGCAGATACCACATGTGAGGTGCGTGATGATGCATCCAACTCGGTGAGCAAACTGGTCGGCGAACAGCTACAGAAGCAGATGGACTTCTTGGAAATGGCCAGTGCTGCCAGCGGTATCGATTATAAGTTTGTCACAAGATTTGAAATCCTGGACGGTGGTAATGGCGCCAGCACTCCAGTGGTATTGGAATCTTGGGAACTGTATGGCTGCTACCTCAAAGGTGCAGACTATGGTGCTATGAATTACGGTACCAACGAAGCAGTCACAGTAAGCATGACTATTGCTTTTGACAATGCTGCTCAACTTGGACCCAACGGTCTAACCGACACAGGTGTCGGCGGAGTGATTGGCAGAACCTTAGGCGACGTGGTAACAGGCGCTGGCGCAGCGTAATACTCGTGGGTAGTTTTGGCCAAGATTTTGCCAAAGGATTCTTTGCTGTCGATGGGGCACGTGATTATACTCACGCCAGCAAAGTATTCCGAACCAACGCTTATGAACTCAAGCCTAGGTTCAAGTTTCTCTTCCACGTCACATTCACGATCAACACAACCATACCAGCACTGAATGCTATATTTTCCAATGATGATGTGACAAATCTAAGTTATTTGGTCAAGACTGTTAACTTGCCCACATATACTTTTGACACAGCCACAATGAATCAATACAATCGCAAAAGATTGGTTCAGACCAAGATCAAATACAATCCAGTCAGTATCACATTCCATGATGATGGCGGCGACAATGTTCGCAACATGTGGTACAACTACTATGCCTACTACTACAAAGATGCCAGCCAAAAATATGGCAGCACTACCAATACCAACGGCAGTGCTGGCGCCAGTCAAAATCAACAAACTGGATTTGGCGGGTGGGATCGAGACATCTATTCCCCCAATCGACAAGTGAATGATTGGGGTTTTATCGGTGAGAGTTACAATGATGGTACCAGCTCGCCCAGCGGAAAACCTCCGTTTTTCAAAGACATACGCATAGCTGGATTTGACAAAAATCACAAGTACGCAGAATATGTGTTGATCAACCCCATAATCTCAGCTTGGCAACATGACACCTATGATTATGCTCAAGGTGGTGGTCTGATGCAAAACACCATGACCATTGACTATGAAACTGTGAAATACTACGACAAAGCACCAAACAAATCAGCTGTGGGTTTTGCCAATCCCAGTCATTACGATACCACTATCAGTCCTATTGCTCGTCCTGGATCCACCAACAGCATATTTGGCCAAGGCGGTTTGTTGGATGTGGTAGATGGCGTCACTGCCGATCTGCAGTCGGGATCAGTGTTGGGCTTGATTGGCGCTGTGCAAAAAGCTGGAACATTCTACAATACCAATCAACAAAATGGCGGTTTCAAGAAGTTGTTGGTCAGCGAAGCCACTGCCTTGGGCAAAGATGCTATCAAGCAGGCCATACCTGGTGCGGTGCGTGCCGTGGCCAACAGAGCCGACGGCTGGGTATTTCCCACTGCACAATTCAATAGAAACAATACTGGCGTCAATCAGTCTCTAGCAGAAACACAGAGACTGATCCGACAAGCAAAATAAAATGACCACAGTTAATACTACCAACTACAACATAGATCAGACTGTAAGAGTGTATGATCAATTTTACAATTTTGATGTGAATGTTCCTGCGGCTGAATATGACATCGTGTACAGTTTCTTCCTCAAAGAGATGACTCTGCCTCGTTCAGCGGGCAACTTTACAATGAGCCTGTTCCGAGTGGCCGAGCTTACCAAGATTCCTGCGCTGACTCTGCTGCAAGGGTTCCAAGGGCAAGGCAACGGTGTGAATCTCAATGTGTCCCTGGCATACTATCTAAATCTCATACGTGATCGGGCTACCTTGTTGGGTGTGGGCGCAGCAGTGACACCCAACTTCTATCCAGCACAGGCAGTATTGCAATGAGTCACTGGGCGCAGGGCAAATACGAAGTACAAAACTCTGCCAAGTATGTGGGCAACGGCATTCCCAGATATCGTTCAGGCTGGGAACTCAGCTTCATGCGATTCTGCGACAACAACGACCATATCTTGCAATGGGCTAGTGAAAGCATTGCTATCCCTTATAGAAATCCCATCACTGGAAAAATGTCGCAGTACATTCCAGATTTCCTAGTGACCTATCGTACCAAAGACAACACCATGCGTGCTGAGTTGATTGAAATCAAACCCAAAAAACAAAGCGTGGTTGAAAGCAAGATGAACAGCCGAGACCGTGCTGTGGTAGCTGTGAATTATGCCAAATGGGATCAAGCCACCAAATGGTGCAAACGCAATGGTCTCAGCTTTAGAGTGATCACTGAACTGGACATGTTCCACAACGGTAGATCTAAATAAGCCATGCGGTTCAGCCACTAAATATGGCATGACCAAAAAACTCGAAGAGTTGTTCGACTTACCACCTACTGAAGAAGTTTCATCTGTTGCTCCAGCAGCGGAAAACACACGCCAAACTCTCGCCGCACTGGACGATAGCATAGACAAAATCAATGCTGCATTGCCCGCTGTGCGAGGCCTAGAAAGTTCTGATCAAGAAATGGACGAGCTGGCCGACCTGGCCCAACACAGCTACAAAGATCTCATGGACCTGGGCATGCAAGTGGATTCAAGATTTGCCAGTGAGATATTCTCAGTGGCCAGCAACATGTTGGGACATGCTATCACAGCCAAAACAGCCAAGATGGACAAAAAGCTCAAGATGATTGACCTGCAACTGAAGAAGATGCGCCTGGATCAAAATGCCAAATCTGATGAACCGGCCGGCGGTCCAATGGAAACAGCACAGGGCATGGTGCTGAGCCGCAATGATTTATTGGAACGATTGTTGCGTGGTAAAGACCAAAACACTCAAAAAGAATAAATATATCATAGGACACTCATATGAAACCATTTGCAAAATACCTGACTGAAAGCGAAAAAACCTATAACTATCGTATCAAGATAGTGGGTGATGTGCCTTCAGAATTCATCAAAGAACTGGAAGGCAAACTGGCGCAGTTTGACGTGGTCAAGATGTCAAAGATCAAGACCGCACCAGTGCGCAAAGAGATTCCAGACTTTCCGGCATTCCCCAATCAACCCATGAGCATTGTGGATGT